CTTGGGAAGCATTAGATCAAGCAAAAGCGGCTACTAAAGAAGCAGAGAAACAATATCTAGCATCAGAAGCGGGATCATCTGAATATCGTATAGCACAAGAGGCTAGAGAACAAGCACAAGTACGTGAACAACAAATCACAAATGATATTTTAAGAACACGCCCAACTGCTGTTGGTGGTGGTTCTAGTGCTGGTGGCAACTTCATGGCTAGCATGGGGAATTTTGCATTTGATTTAGGCACATCACTTGTTGCAAGTAAGTTAACTCAAAACATTAAGAACCCATACCTAAAAGCATTTGCTAATTTTGGTATTTCTTCAGCGGCTAGTTCGTTCATTAGACCAATGCTATTTGGTGCGCCAACGGCTGCCGGTGCGGCCGCATCTGCGGCACCTTCATTGTTCTCAACAGGAAATGTAGCATCATTGGGTAGTAGTTTAATGCCTTCGAGTACACTAGGCTTTGCCGGTACCGCAGGAAATATTCTAGCAAACTCTGGATACACAACCGCTGGTAATTTCATGAGTGGTGTTCAATCGGGTTTGAATCTTACAACCGGTGTCGCTGAAGGTGCTGGTTATGCCGCATCTGGCGTAGGCGGTGCATCAGCGGCTGGTGAAATGTTTGGTCAAGCCCTACCATATGCGGCCGCAATAGTTAAACTGCTTCAAGGCGATGTTAAGGGTGCGGCATTAACTGCGGCAGGTACCTATGCTGGCATGAAGATTGGCGCATACTTCGGACCAACTGGTGTTGTTGTCGGTGCCATTCTTGGTTCTATTCTTGGGGGTTCAATCGGTAGAAAACCAAAACCAGCAGTTCTTAGAGTTATTGGAACAACTGGCAATGAAGTGTCTGCTTCAACTACATGGGCAAAAGATAGTCCGCCTGATGCATGGTCAAAATTTGCTGATACGATATTAGTTGCATTGTTCAATTCAGCAAAGTTGATGCAACAAATGTCGGGTGGCACATTATCATTCACTAACATCGGTGTTTATGTAGACTCACAAAGTGGTATTAGTTTATGCTTGTACAAAGAAGGCGAATCAACAAATACGTCATCTCTTCCACAATGGAATAAAAACTTTGGTTCAATAGGTGACTTTAAATTAGGTACTGCACTTAAAGGCATGATTGAATTTATGCGTGATTGCCTTAAAGAAGGTAAAGACACAATCACAGCAGATAAACTAGATAAAGCAACTACAGAATTAAAATCTAAAAACATTACAGCAATTACTTCTGGCGTGCTTAATGAATTAAAAACTGGTGGACAGTATGATTTGTCTAAGGGTGTTGGATATGATTCAGGCAAACCAACATCAACAGGTCGTACCGCAGGTGAAGCAAAAACTATAGTCGGTGCTGTTAATCTTGGTTCTATCAATGACGCATCTAATGTTACATCATTGACTGCCGCAAGAGGAACTACATCAGCAACTACTTTAGTTCCTACTTCACAAAACACAACAAATGTAAGTAATATGGCTCCAACAAATTCTGTTGTTGCTGTTGGTGGTAGTTCTCAAGTTGACAATTCTATGAGTGTTACTAACATCAATCAGATTAGCACATTGAACGATCCATGGAGAAAAGGTAGCGTCAATACTGATTATGTTTTAGCCGCATAAAAAAGGGGAGCACTTCTGCTCCCCAAAATCATAACAAACAAAGGAGAAGAGGAATTAATCCTCGGCTAACTTCTCAAAGTAACTCACATCATCTTCATCATCAAATTTGCTAGACTGCTCTACAGTAGTCTTAGGCTTTGCAACTGGTGCTTGAATTGGTGCGCTAGGCTTAGCAACTGCTTCAGCATATTCTCCACCACCCTCAAGACCCAAAACTTTGTTCAAACGTGCTTTGAGTTCATCATATGATTTGAAATTCTTTTCACTCAAGAATTCAGAAAGCAAATGCTCTGACTTCCAAATCTTTTCCAAGTCATCTTCATCTTGCGACAAAGGTGCTGGTGATTCAAATTCAGACTTGTCATAGTTCTGATAGCCTTCTACTTTACGAATCTTCAACTTAAAGTTCGCACCTTCCCACAAGTCAAACGGATTGACTGGTGTTTCATCCTCAAACTCGGGATTCATCATGTCATTCAACTTGTCGAAAATTTTCTTACCGAATTTGAACAAACGAACAGTACCATCATTGTCAGGATTAGCGGCATCCTTAATGATGTATACGTTTGCAATGTATTGCAATTTACGTTTTTGTTTACGTGCAATGTCTTTATTTGCTTCAACACCAGAGTTCCATAGAACAGTATTGTGTTCTGAAACTGGGTCTTTCTTGTTGAGTGTAGTCAACGAATTCTCAATGTACCAACCACCTGGTCCTTGGAATGAATGACTGAAGACTTGAACCCAAGGTACATCCTCGCCTGCGGGTGCGGGAAGAAAACGGATCGTTGCGAAACCGTTACCTGCTTTATCTACTGTGGGTTTCCAGAATCGGGTGTCTTCATAAGACTTCTTACCTTCTTCTTTATTTCCTAGTTTTGAAATCTCGCTAGTGAGTTTCTCTAGGTCTGCGTTGCGTGACTTTTTCAAGTCGGCGAATGATGTTGCCATATTAGTATCCTCGTATTAAATGTATTAAATATATGTTTTTGCTTGTCCACTTTTATCATAATCTACTATATTATATAGTCGATCACAATCCTCTTTCTTGGCTAACAAGTAACAAAACTTTGCAGGTTTTCTCACTACTGCCACTATGCTGTTACAATTTCTCGTAACGCTTTTTTCATCTTTATCGTATCGTAACTTAAGAAGGGCTGGTACTTTCTGCATATCTTACTTACCTCTTTGTAAATTGGATCATGAATCATTATATCATACCTCTTCACGAAATGCAACACAGAATTAAGTATTGCCAACGTTTCGAGACTGATATCTCCCCTTAGATATTTCTTAATGATCGGTGGATGATCACCACCTTTAGCATCAAAAAACTCATTCAACTGTTCTGGAGTCCATCCAGAAACAAAATCCATTTCATTCTTAAAGATATAAGTTAAAGACTCTTGCTTTCGCTTCCACTCTTTATATCTGTCTTCACACTCTTCAGACAATAGTTCACCAACCCACATCTTCGTATCGTGTAGGAAGTTTGAGACTAAAAACTCTTCCAAGTATGCATCTTTTCGATTACCTAGTTTAGCAAAAAAGATTTTGTCTTTGCGTTTCATAAAAGAATCGTATGTGACATTTACTTTTTTGTTGTACTTGAACCAATCATAACTATCTTGCGTAAAGTGATTTTTTATTCCCAAATAAACTTTGTACGCATCTATCGCATCCATTTTATTCAATCATCAACCTCAATTGGTAGTCTTGCTCTGTTAATTGTAATCATTCTTGATTTGATAGCCTCACCCTCAATTGATGCTTTCATCTTTGGTGTAATGAGACCAGCCGCAGTTTCTATCTCAAGATTTCGTTCTTCACAAAAGAGTAGAACCGCTTCAATCATTGTAATAGGATGTTTCTCTATTACAAGTTTCTTGATGTGTGCTTCAAACTCTTTCGGAGTTAAAATATTCAGGCTCATTCTGACCTTACTGAAATGATCTTGCCGTTCTGATACTGTCCGAACTTATTCTTCTGACTAGTTGGAACAGCAGTACGATATTCGGGGTTATTCAATTCTTCAGGTGTTGCTGAATAAAATTTAGGATTTACTTTCTTGTTTGAAAAATTCCTAATTTTAAATTCTTTCTTTTCTGTTTTCATAATGTTTAGTCCTATAGAATATATGATTACCAATTTGAACAACTTTCACTTTATTTTTTGCCCAATCAGGATGAACATATGTTGCGTGGAAGTGTGTTGCGCCCTCTAATAGACTAATTATAACAGTATCCTTCGATTTTGTCAATAGCATCTTTGCCACATCGTAGCATTCTTTCCATAGTGCTACGTTCGGTGGTGCCTTTACATTACCGCCATTGTACCAAGAAAACTGTTGTGGTTCTGTAACTACGCCTTGAATTGTTTTCGGAAATCTGTTTTCCTTTAGTCGATTAAGTGTAACGATGCCAACTGCAATTTTACCGATGAGCGGCTCCCTACCCGCTTCGTAGTAGATGTTCATTGCTAGCCAATATAAGTCTGCCTTTGATCCATCTTTACTTGAAATTAAATCTGTGTATGTTTGTTTTTTATCTTGAGCATATGTGTGATTTGACATTGCCATTAAACAGATAAGTACAAATACTCCAACCTTTTTTAAGAAGGTTCCCATATTTTCCCCTTTCGTTTAATAAGGTGCTGTTGTAGCACCTCTTACGCACGTAGAATGCGCCCCACAAAAAAATGTGGATTAGTTATTTAGCAATTTATTGAGAATTCTCGAATAATCTTGCCAAACGCTTTCCTTACTGTATGCTTTATACAGAGGTTCTAACGGCGCAGTACCATTTGCAATGATTTGCTTGATGCTACTATTTTCGATTAAAACACTAGGTTCTAAATCCCAATAGTTTCGCATCTGGTGACTACGTGTTACTGCAATAGGGCGTCCTGCCGCTAGTGCATAGTCTGGACTACTTGCTAGTCCACATCCATCTAGATAATCATAGAAGTAACAGTTAATCGTGTTTTGCGCTAACAAGTCAATAATCTGCTGAGTATCTAGTAGATCGTGTGTGATGATAACATCAATTCCTGGTTTTGTAATAATGCGTTTAACTTCTTCTGCTCTTGCGAGTGCATTACTCCCTTTGCGTCCATGAACTTGATCTTCATAGAAGCCAAATGGAATGTGAAGTCTCAATGTCGCTTCATCAAATTCTTCTTGCACTTGATGTGTTAGTCTAGCAATACCTTTGTGTGGTGGTCCGAATCCTTGAAAGCCAATGATTGGTTTCTCAGGTTCAACATATGATACTGTTGGTTTTCCTGGAAGCAAACGATTTGTTGTAAAAACAAATTGAGTTTCTTTTACACTAGGATCATCTGCGATAATGTATTCCCAACCATGATTGAATCGTGGCCAGTATGCATCTGCAATAGATTGACTCATATCATGCATGATGCGAATGTGTTTAATTTGAGGGAACGTATGTCTTAGATGTGGATGATCCATCCATGGAGTAGTTCCTGGCGCATAGTTATAAATGATTGCTTCGGGATTATGTGCGAGAATTGCATCTTCTACTACATTGAGTGTATCTGCATAAACCATCTTAAAATTAAATTCAGGATGCTGAAGCAATACTTTACCAGTAACATCTCCCATCAACCCAATACCACAAGCGGCTTTATCACCTAGTGTCTGTGTAACAAATAATATAGTGCGTTTCATGTTATTGATTCTCCATTCTCATTTACCTCTATCCATGTGTGATCACCTAGATATTTTACTCTAGTTATGTAGTCATAGTCAATAGGTTTCCCACAACTCCAGTCATTTGGTCCCATTGCTACCAGTCGTGTGACTTGTTTTCTATTATCCCAAACTAACCAGTAACAATGTCCATTGCTTAAAATGAATTGATACTCTGCCGCATGTACTGCATCAGTTACTTCTAATCTTCTTTTAATTTGTTCTGCTTGTTTTTGTAGGACATTAACTAAGTCCATGATTCTGTTATACTCTTGCTGTGCATGTAGCCTAGCAATGTTGATCATGATATCTTTTTGTTTAGTTACAGGAACTAAATCAAACTTTGGACCTCCAGCCTCGGTAGGATATTCGCTTACGTTACGATTGAAAAATGGAACAACTAATTCACCAATCTTTACGTCAAAACTATCTCTACCTTTTGCTGAATTATTTTCCTCTGACATTAAAATTAATCCACTGATATGTTTCTTTCAGCCCCTCTTTCAGATTTTGACTTGGGCGCCAATTCAATTTTTCTTCTATCAACTCATTGTTACTGTTACGTCCACGCACACCTGTTGGACCATCAATATGTTTTTTGCGAATTGTTTTACCTGCAATCTGTGCAACAAGATCAACTGTATCATTAATGCTAATCATTTGATCTGCACCGATGTTAACTGGACCATGAAATGTTTCACTATTCATCAAGCGTCTAATACCTTCAATGCAATCATCAATGTATAGAAAACTTCTAGTCTGTTCACCATCACCCCAAATTTCAATTTCATCGCCATCATTTGCTTTTGCAATCTTTCTACAAACTGCTGCTGGAAACTTCTCTTTACCACCGTCCCATGTGCCATATGGTCCAAAGATATTGTGAAATCTAGCAACTTTGTTTTGCATACCATGTTGACGATTGTATGCATGAAACAATCTTTCAGAGAATAGCTTCTCCCATCCATATTCAGAATCAGGGTGTGCTGGATATGCACTGGATTCTCTGCAATCGGGATTTACGTTTGTTGATTGTAATTCTTCATTATATACACATGCGCTACTACTGAAGAAAACTTTTTTGATGTTCATCTCTTTGCATCTGTGAAGAACATTCAAATTGATTGTTGCGCTATTGTACATCACATCTGCATCATACAGATTTGTGTTGATATAACCTGCACCACCCATGTCAGCAGCCAATTGATACACTTCATCAAATTGTTGGTTAATAACATTTCTTACATCGGACTGTAAAGTTAAATCAGCAAGGAAAAAATCATTGTTTGTGTGACTATATTCATGTAGTTTTTTATCTGCGCCACGAACCCAATAGCCTTCTGATTTCAAACGCTTAACCATGTGTCCGCCAATGAAGCCACCTGCGCCTAGTACTAATGCAGTTTTCATTTGTCTAATAACCCCTCATATAATGTCAATAATTTATTTGGATTCCAAACGTCATAGAATTCTTGAATTGGTTCAATCCCACCAGCAACAATATCTTTGATTGAAGTTTTTGTCAAATCGTTGAAATCTCTTCTAGTGTGTGATAAGAATGTAGAATCATTAACTCCAAAAGGTTTCTTTGACGCTAACGCACGATCTACTGATCCACTCACCCCAGGAACATTTGGTGTTCTGTACCAATACAGATTAATGTCGTTTTGATTTAACCAAGCAATCAATTGTTTCTTTTGAAAGAATTCTTGAGTTACATTAATTTTAACATTACTCTTAGCAAGTTTTCTACATGCTTGTTCTAATGAATTTGAAAGACCGCCACTTGGATCAACGTAAGCACCATTTGCTAGATGAAGATTTAGAATAACATCTTCGCTAAATTGTTCGTTTATTAAACCAATGATTTGTTCTAGATTCTTTGTTACGTTACTGATACCGCTTGTGCCAATCTTCAACACTTCATTTGGTTTTGAATATTGAATATCATCATAGTATGTGATCGGAGGCACACCAGCATATTCATCGCCTGATGTTTCTTTTCTGGGATCAGTAAAAATGTAAGAATTGATTCCAGTAAATTTATTATCATGTTCGTGTCCAACAATCGCTAGTTGTTTAGTCTTTGTTGAATTTGCAATCGGTCTAGTAATGCCATTGTTTAACCATTGCAATGTGTATGGATGATGATTGTATATAATGGCATAAGGGTCTACCTCTGACACTCTAGCATTAAATTTTTGATACGAATCAGTAGCTAAAAATTCAAACTCATAGTTTTTAGAAGTTTTTAAAATTTCATATACAGAATCTGCATACTGATAGATGCCGCATTCTTTAGTCGCACCAGTTACTAAAATTACTTTTTTCATATTATATGTTTTGTAGGTTTTCTCTTAGAAATGTATGTAGGCTTTAGAATTAAATCTGTTATGATTCTAATTGCAATGTCATCATCTAGTGTATCACTAAAATATGAGTTTGTCAAATAGTCACCTTCACCCATCAAGCAATCGCGCATCTTATGGCTAAAGCACATGAAGGTTTGTTCTGGATTGTTCATGTTTGATTTAGTGTGTGCATATGTAAATGGGCCACTATTCTTGCCGACAATCAACTTTGCAAACTGACTGATGTATCCTATTTGATTTAGATTGCCCGTTGGAGCTCCAAAAATACTATCAGTACAGTTTACATTATTTTTAGTGATTTCACCAATATCATGTGTGATTAGAAATGCGTAGTCTGGAAAACTAGATGATAGCGAATCAATGATATTTTTCATATCACCCATGCTACTCTGTTCGCTTTGCTGAACACCATTGCAAATGAGAATTAGATTCTTTGAAACAATTGTTCTTAGATATGAATCACATTCTTTCAAATCAAACCGATACCAATCAATCTTTGGTAGATAGAAGAAGTAATCACCTTTCATTTCAATTTCTAATGCATTGAAAATTTCTTTCCACATTGTATGAAGACAAAAGAAATTAGCATGATCTTTTTCTTTTAGATGTTTACCAATCCAACACCCGACCCAAGTATTAATATACAACGTGTTGGGTTCAGTTTGTGCAACTGCTAAAGGCACAAAAGTGCCAATAGCAGGAATCTCGTTAAGTGTTATATGCTCACAATTCAAATCTTCTACAATGTTTGGATGATTGTTGTGTGCATATAAGAATTCAACATTGGGAAAACGGCTAATGATATCACGAACATATTCTTTGTTTATAAAACAATCGCCGTTTCTCCATTGATTGAAGAAAACGATCTTAGTGAAATTCATTTTGAAATAATTTCAAAGATTGGACATGGAACAATGAATGAACCGCCCGCATCTAAGAATGCTTTTTCTCTTGTTTGAAATTCGCTAATGAAGTGCCATGGAAGAACCAAAGCATAATCAGGATTTGCGTTACGCATTTCTTCTTCGCTGACAATTGGAATGTTTGTTCCAATTGTTTTATAACCAAACTTGTATGGGCTACGTTCTGCAATAGCATTAATGTGAGTGCCATCTAAACCAAAGTACTGTAGCAAAGTATTGCCTTTAGTGCTTGCGCCATAACCATAAACACTCTTACCTGAAGATTTTGCGTCTTCAATGAACGTAAGAACGTCAGTTCGTAAATCATCAAGTCTAATTTTGAATGCGTTCCAAATTAAAGGATTTGAAATGTCTAAAACATTATTTTCATATTCAAGAATACTATTCACACGATAGTCACACACATCACGCAAAGGAGACGTACCAAAACTTGCAATTTTTGCTGTGTCTTTTTGGAAGTAAACTCTGAAGCTACCACCATTCGTATCGTTCAAACTACAATCAACAATATTAAATCCATGTTGAGCAAATAGCTTGCTGATACTCTTCAAGTCATAATAGTAAACATGTTCATGGCAGATGTTATCAAACGCTAATTGATTAACCATCAAAGGCGTATAACTCATCTGAAGAACAGCAACACCATCATCATCAAGAATGTCATACATATCTTGTACAAATGGATGTGGATTATCTAAGTCATAGAACATTGCAATGCAAGTAATAACTTTTGCTTTTTTATCTGCAAACTTTGTTTTCTTCCATGCATCTTTGCTGAAGTAATCTTGTACGACAGTCGCAACTTTACTGCTTTCTGCATAGAATGAATCATCGCATGGATCAATACCAACTTTGTTTAGATTGTCTGGTACTGCTTTCAATAGTGTGCCATCGTTACATGCAATGTCAAGCCAAATGTCATCGGCTTTCAACTTAACTCTAGATGTAATTTCTTTAACAATACCTTGAAGTTCAAGTGTCATGCTAGTATTGATTGCACTACGATACCAATACTTACCCCACATTGTGGATGCTGGTGCAACATCTTTCAATCGTGGTGCGCCCAACTCTTCGTCAAGATACAAATCAAGACTGTACTTTTTACGTCCAGCCATTTCGCTTTCATCTTTAATAAAGTCGCTTACATAGTGATCGCCAAGTTCAAGTAGTTTTTTCATATTATTCCTCATGTGATTTTTCTTCAACCAATTCTGAATTACAAAGAATATTTATTTCCTTTTTAATTCGGCTTCGTTCATCGTTTGTTTTATATATCTTTCTAGCAACATCAATAAAGTCGGCACCAAAATGTTGAATCTTTTCGTAATATCTAATGTCTTCTTCAAGAAACCATATTGCTAAATTGACATTCATCAATTGTTGTTGGTGTTCTAACACAGCTTTTTGTATTGTAACATATTCAGAAAGAAAAGTCAATGCATCATGTTCACGTTGAATATTAACTAATTTAGCTGCGTCTTTGATTTGATTTAATTTGATTTTGAGAATTGTAATCTTATCTACAAGTTCACCCACACTTACTGGTATATAAATCATTTCAACTCTTTTCTCTGGTGATTTAACTAGAACTCTATTGGTTACACCAAAGTCTCTAGCATAGACAGTCTTACCGCCATCTGGACTTTCATATGTTTTAGAAGTTTCCATTTTTTTGAATCCTC